GTGGTGTCCAAAGACTTACTGCTCCAAATATTGGTCCAAGAGTATCGATACCAAGATTTGAACTTAATTTCATGCCGGCTGTTACATTTTCAACCGCTGAAACTGATTGTTTCGAAATGATTGAGCCTGAAACATTTAAATCACTCTGTATATTGACAGCTTCAGCGGCTCTTAATGTGATTACACCCGTTGCGGTACCAGCAAAAAGTGAAATATCTCCACCTGATGTGATTTCAACCTTATCTGTCGAATTTACTTTTGTTTTACCATTCACTTGTTGATATGAATCACCTTCGACTTTACTGTATGCGTCACCTAGTACATGTACAACAGAGTCTCCGTTTATCGTAATGTTGCAGATACCCTTAATGAGAACATTATTATCATTTGCTATGATTTCATACTTATCACCTAAAATCTTAACGATTTGTTGACCGTTTGCTTGTATTTCGGTGAATGTGCCAGTTCTATGTTGAATACGCACTCTTTCATATTCTGGTGTGTCATCAAGTTCGATAAAGTGCCCAGACTCCGTACCAATTACTTTATTCAGTGGAGGAGAAGCATTCCAATCTGATGGAGGTTCATTCCATGAATAGTCATCAGGCTTTGTGTCCAGAATTTGTTGGTCTAGTTGTGCTTGTGTTGCCATAATTAAATTCTTCCTGAATAAGAGTTCGGATTCAAAGTTGTTTCTGCCGTAGATACTAAGGTGGAGGCACTGGCGATTGTTGTTGTTGTATTAGCTATAGTTTTTGTAACATCCGAAATTAACCCAGTTCCCTCTGTTATAAGTTCTGAGAAAGCACTGGTTGTCGTATCTATGGCGGAAGTGAACACACCAGCCAAAGCGGCATATAAACTAGCTAAACAATCGCTAAATTGTTGGAGTAATCTGGCGGGTAGGCTTAAAAACCAAGCAATCGTTCGTTGCACCTTTGCTATAAATTCTGCTATCACTTTTAAAACATTATTAATAAAGTCTAGTAATTCGTTAATTGTTCTTAAAATTCCACGTAAAACTTTAATAGCCGCTACTATTCCCGTTGTTAATGGTGATGCGGCTGCACCAGCCGTGAGGGCTTCAATTCCATTTCGTATTGCTTGAAATATTGTGGAATTTTTTAACGCCTCAACTGCCGCCTGGTATTTTATTACACCTGGAATATCACAAACGTGTGCCCGTGAATTATCCGACTTTTCAATTCCTGTACCCTTATATGCATTCGATGGTGCAGGAGCGGTTGACTCTCCTACACGTACCGGTTTCATTGCAGGAGTGTCAGTATATACAACAGGTTTTATAGCATCAGTTTCTTTTACGTCTGAATTTGTAAATTTTGCTTTTGCATAGAAACCTTTCCCTGCAACAGCATCAACATCTTGTTGTGGTATAGCAGGAAATACACCCAGCATTGCTGGCGCTTGTGATGATAGGCCATCCATAAAGAAGCCAAAAACATAATCACCTTCCATTGGTGTGGAAAATGTTCTTGAATCGTTAACTGGATATAGTGGTGTTGCCCAAGGTAATTCGGCTGTTGGAATTTCTTGTAAGTTATCTGTGTGTGAACCAAAAATTCTAACCTTACAACGACCAACATTTAATGGATCAACACGGTCTTCAACGACACCAATCCACCAAACGAAATCATCGTGACCAATTCTATTTTTAAAATCTGACATTATACATCACCCTTTATTGCTTTCTCCATGTCACCAGAATTTGTATAAGTGTTCACTGATGCTCCGTAACTATCTTTTACAACTTCTAGTATAGATTCATATTTACCAAGATGGTCTATAATATGTCTAACAGCCGTAATCATGTATTTTCCAGAATTTATCGGATCAATTTCTCCAACATAATTTCCAGATCCATCAGCACTTCTTTTGGATGGTAAAATTATTTGAATTATCATTCCAACAGTTAAATTTGGATCGCCAGAAACGGATAATCTTATTCTCGAATAATGAGAAAGTGAAAGTTGTGCTGTTCGATTTGGCACATAATTTTCCACTCTTACATCATTTGCCACATTCCAAGGTTCATCACTGATACCTATTGACTTCTTTTGATTGGCATTTGAAGTCAATACCTTTAAAACCGCATCATAATTTTCATTTGCGGTTTTGCCTAACCTATTTTTAAGTTGTGGTATTATTGGACTATTATTTAAATTTTTAGATTTGTTAAAATACTTTAAGTAATCAAATACTGTGTCTCTATGGGTTCTTGTCAACGGATCGATAGTAATTACTCTATTAGCAAATGCACCGGTTACAGTACCATATAAACTATCAAATGTATCTAAGAAAACGTATGATTTAATACCAACGATATCTCTGCCGAGTTCTCCTGTGTTTTGTAATTTGCCTAAATTTCTAGGAATATATGCATATCTTGTGTATGCATTTTGTGTAAATAAATTTTGCAATGAATAAAAATTAAAACCTTCTGAATTTTCAAAGAATAGAAAATCTGCACCGTCTTTACCGACAGGTTTTGCATAACTTGCAAGCCAATTTATAGCCTCAATTGGTTTCTTATATGGTATTACAAAATCATATAGCCCATCAGTCTCCTGCATTCTAATATATTTTTTATCAATTTTCAATTTATTAGAAAGTATGTCATAAATCATGTCTGAGATTTTTTTTCCAGAATATGATTTACTTATTTTAGTTTGTTCCGAAAGTAAAAGTTCTTCTGAACAAAAATGTAATGTGTATGTTTCTGTTGAATTATTGTTCAAGATTCTTTCAGACACTCTGTAAATTCTAAAATATTTTTCAGTCACAAATTGTTCTGATACTTTTGTGGACTTTTTAAATTTAAGTTTTAAATAATCGAATCCCGTCATTGCAAGTCTATCAATCATACTAATCGAATCTGTAATTAAAACATTACCACTCAATACACCTTTAAAAATATCTTCATAAAAAGATACTTCTAGGAACATGTTTTTAAGATTTGTTTTACCGGATGATGTAATCAAATATATTTCATCAAGACTGAACTGGTCGGCTAAAACTAAACCAGCAGTTTGCACAGTTTCCTGTGGCTTAGAAGCAATAATAGACGATCCACCAGCAACTTCAATTTTATTCATTATTCAACTCTCATTAGAAGTTTAAGTTGTTCTTCCATTTCACTAACGTAAAATTCATTCAACAATTTTATTTGTCTTTTAGATTCATTCAAATCTTCTTCATAATCATATATTGTTACAATATTTTTTGTTGTTGATACAATACATTGTGTTCCGTTTGCAACTGGAGGGTACGGTATATCATATGTTACTGTAGATTCTGAAAGTGTATTATAATCACTTTGTGTTATTGAAACTTCTTTTATTGTTTCTGTTCCAGTGTAAATTTCAGTTGTTGTTATGATTTTTTTATATTCATAAACTGTTGTGTTCGTATATTCGAACGGAGTTTGGCCAGCATCGGCCGCTTCGGTAGCATATTTTAAATCTAAATATTTCAAGAAAGAAGCGTATGGCATTGGCCATTCCCAAATTGGATCTAAAATTTGATTTGAGAATAAAACTATCCAATATTTAAATGGATCGCCATAATATTTGTCTGCAACGATTTCTGGTGTATCACCCTCCTGTATTGCATATTCATAAAATTGCATTGGATTGTTTATCAATTCCTGAACCAGTGCGGCTCTAGCCAAAAGATTGGTCATCAATATTGGATAACCATTTTGGTCCGGAGTAACTATTTTAGGTAATATGTCGAAATAATACATTAGAAACCTTCCCCAATTCTATTTTTATCGACAATGACAGTTTCTGTGAATTGTAGAGTCATTCTTATTTGCACAGGTGAGCCGTCATTAAATGTTGCCCATCCGTTTGGCCCATAATCTACTGATATATTTTCTAAAACACTACGACCTATTTTGTGTACGTATGGGTTTGCTTTTCCTTTGTATAAGAACTCTATGTCGAAAGGATAAGGAACATCAACAAATAAAGATTCCGCAAAACCGAAAGAACCTCTTTTGATTTCAGGTGCGGCCGCAAATTTAAATGTCTTGATGATTTTATTTACTGTTTCTGTTTCTTCTTTACTGTAAGGAGTAAACAAGAAGTCAAATTGAAAAGACCTGAAATTTACTTGTTGAAATAAAACTTGTAACTGCGGATTAAATGCTTGACCCAATGCTCTTAGCGCAAGCGGCTGTAAATTTCCCTCCAGACCAAATTTTTCACCTAAACGTCTTGCGGCCTCAGCCCTTAAATATGGATCGTTAGCTACATTATTTCCAAACTTCTCAACAGAATCCCCTCTATTCTTAACTAAATCTACCAATGATGTACCCGCTTGTGCAAGAAAAAATGGTCTACCCAACGTTGAAGTAAGTTGAGTTTCAGTGCTATAATTTGTCGAATATTGTACATTCACTGTATCCGGAATGTACAATGAAATCGTTGCATGTTGTATCCTTTGAACATCGGACGCAACCAATTCATTAATTGCATCTTTTCCCTGTTGAAAAGCTCCCGTAAAATTGCCGTTTGCGGAAGACTGTAATATACCAACGGCTTTTGATGCTGTTGCTGGCGGAGCATTTGGATCCGGCTTCATGCTTCTAAATCTAATTACGTGACTTCTTGTTGGATCTGTGCCCAAATTTCTTGGATATCTATATGTTCCAAATTCATACTTATTTCCATACAGCAACTGAAGAGGACCGTTGATGATACCTGGTACTGAAATACCTGCTATTGAGGTTGGGATAGATATTGGCATGGTTTTTTTGTTATTTTAGAAAGGTAATATACATATTTATATGGCATACAGTGGAAGATTTACACCTCGGAACCCACAAAAGTATCGTGGAGACCCAAAAAATATCATTTATCGTTCGACATGGGAGTGCCGAGTGATGAACTGGCTCGACTCGAATGATACCATTATCGAATGGGGTTCTGAGGAGTTCTCTATACCATATAAATCTCCGGTAGATAACCGTGTTCACCGTTATTTTCCTGATTTTTACGTGAAAGTTAAGCAAAAAGATGATACAATCCGAGTGATGATTATCGAAGTAAAACCAGCAAAACAGACTAAACCGCCTGAGAAAAAGAAGAAAGTCACGAAACAATACATCCAAGAAGTGGTCACTTGGGGTATCAATGAAGCAAAATGGAAAGCCGCAACCGAGTTCTGTCTGGACCGTGGATGGGCTTTCAAAGTATTAACAGAGTATGATTTAGGATTAAAATGATTAGATTACATGTGTTGTCGGTTCCACATACGGCATCGACAAAAGAGTATACGGTTTGTGCGTTTACTCAAAAAGTGATTAACTTTTGTAAAATGTACAAAGACATGGGAATGCATGTCATTCATTATGGACGTGATGATTCCGATGTTATCTGTGATGAACATGTCACCGTCACAACACGTGCATTGAATGAGAAGGTTTACGGTATATATGACTGGAAGAATCAAGGCCTGAAATACAATCAAGAAGATGAAGTTTTCAAAACGTTTAATGACAATTGTATCGTAGAGATTGAGAAACGCAAACAGCCGCACGATATTATTCTATGTTTCTTTGGGCTGGCGCAGAAACCAGTTTGTGATGCACACTCAGATTTGATTTGTGTTGAACCTTCTATCGGTTATCCGTCCTCATTCGCACCATACAAAGTATACGAATCATATGCGGTGATGCATGGTCTCCAAGGTCCGGACAAAGTTGCAACCGCTGAATATAAGTTCTATGATGTTGCAATTCCATCAGGCTTCGACTTGACTGAGTTTGAATTTACAGAAAAGAAAGAAGATTATTTCTTGATGTGTGGTCGCATGGTCTGGTCAAAAGGTGTTGACATTGCGGCTCAAGTGTGTGAACAACTTGGTGTAAAGTTGGTCTTGGCTGGCACCAGTTTTGGTCCGAATGACTGTAATCTTGGTGATACATGGCCTGCTCACGTTGAATATGTTGGTTATGCAGACGTAGAGAAACGTAAGAAACTTATGGCTGGCGCTAAAGGTCTATTCTGCCCAACAATCTACAATGAGCCGTTTGGTTACGTAGCAATCGAGGCTATGCTTTCTGGAACACCTGTCATCACAGTCGATTGGGGTGCATTCACAGAAACAGTGCAACACGGAGTTACAGGCTTCCGTTGCCGCACGTTTGAACAGTTTGTTTGGGCGGCAAAGAACATTGATACTATCTCACCACAAGCATGTCGTGAATGGGCTGAGAAGAACTATAATTTTAAAAAGATTGGTTCAATGTACAAAGAGTATTTCGAATCAATTATTAATTTGTCTAAGGGTAGTGGTTGGTATACAAAAAATGATGAACGGAGAGAGTTGGAGTGGCTCACCAAGACGCAACCAACACAACCCAAGACGTTCAAAGAGATTCTAAATCAATACAATAGAATCAAAGATTGCAAAGTGCGTTTTCTACAGATTGGTGCCATGGACGGTGTGAAGCATGATGATTTGTATCCGTATGTAATGAGTTACGATTGGACTGGCGTTTTAGTTGAACCTCTACCAGACATGTTTGAAAAGTTGGTTGAAAATTACACACTCAAAGATGGCTTAAAGTTTGAAAACTCCGCTATTGCTAACTCCGAAATCGTCACAATTCATAGAGTCCCGTCAGAATTGATTGGAACCGAAGATGTTCCTGATTGGGCTGAAGGCTGTTCAACGATGGTACCAAAGACACATATCCAAGATATTGTTTCCCACATGGTCGAACAGGAAGTCAGAGGTATCACCATCTCAAAACTGTATGAAAAATATGGCAGCCATTTTGACTTTATTCAGGTTGATACAGAAGGATATGACTATGAGATATTCTTTCAGTTACTTGAGAATGGATTTACAGCAGAATTGCTAAAGATTGAGATTGCACACATCACTTATACAAAAGCAGTGTGGATGCGTTGGAAACTAGAACAGTCTGGTTATAAAACTTTCATTGACGGATATGACTTAATAGCCTACCAGTTCTAGTATAAATACTGGATGGCTTCAACACTTACACAACTTACACAACAAAGAACGGCTCTGGAACAAGAATTCTTGTCCAGAAAGTCTGTCACATGGTTACAAAACCAGATGAGGGACCTTAAATCTCCAATCAAATTGGCAAAAGAAATAGCCAAAGAAAAGTCTAGACAGACTGGTCAATTTCAGATGGGTGGTCTTTACCACTTCTTCTACGACCCAATAACAAAGGGTGATTTACCGTATTATGA